ATTTAATGTCTTTAAATTGGGGTAATGAAATATCGCCTTGGTACTTAGTAAATGCACCTCAAGGACTTTACCGACGTTTATATGAAAACTATGTAAGCAATCTTTATAATCTCAAAACTCGTGTTTTAAAAGTCAAAGGAAAAGTTACATCGTTTTTTCTTAATTCTTTAAAGTTAAAAGACCGTTTAACTATTCGTGATAATCGATATATTATTAATACAATGACTACCGACCTTACTACCAACGAAGTTAATTTTGAGTTGATAACCGATTATCGAAGCGTAGCTGGATTTAATAATATAGGTTACAGATTTGCAAATATTAATAATTTGATAATTGACAACACAGCACAAAAAATAGAAGTTGTATTTTATCGTGGCGGTTACGAAAGTATATTAGTGCCAACGAATACAGGATTTGTAACAAGTACAGGAACAGGAATAGTTTACGATGATGTTATAGTCGAATTAACAATAAGTGCAAACGGAACAGCATCACCAAGAACACATATTGTAAACTCAAAATTTACAGACTTTCAAGGAAACGTAACAGATTTTAACATACCAATTTTACAAAATGCTTAAATTAATAATAGAACTTTTACAGTTACATAATTGGGAAGTAGGAAGCGAAAATATAGAAATCGCAAAGGGCAAAAATGAACTGCCGAAAAATTTTAAAGGTGCAATTAAAAAAAATAAAAGACAATGGCGATTAAGAAAGTTATAGAAATTGATGTTGATGTATTAAATGCACAGGGTGGTATTGATGGACTAACCAACTCATTTAAAGAGGCAAGTAAAGATACCGAGAGTTTGCGTACACAAATGCGTAAAGCTCAACAAGAGGTCGCTGAACTTTCTGCAAAGTTTGGAGCAACTTCTAAAGAGGCAACCGAAGCTGCAAAGAAAGCCGCTATATTAAAAGATAGGATTGGAGATGCTAAAAGTTTAACCGATGCTTTCAATCCCGATGCAAAGTTCAAATCTTTAACAGCTTCTTTAACAGGTGTTGCTGGTGGGTTTGCTGCCGTTCAAGGCGCAATGGGTTTACTCGGAACTGAAAATAAAGACTTGGAGCAACAACTTTTGAAAGTTCAATCCGCTATGGCTATTGCAGCGGGTGCGCAACAAGTAGGTGAGAGTATTGATGCTTTTAAGCAATTAGGGGCGGTTGTTAAATCATACTCAATAGTTCAAAAAGCAATTACAGCTGGGCAATGGTTATGGAATGCAGCAATGGCAGCCAATCCAATAGGTGCAATAGTAACAGTAGTTACAGCTTTAATAGCCGCTGGATATGCTTTAGTAAATATGTTTATAGCGAGTTCGGAAGCTACCAAAAAAGCGGAAAAAGCAAATAAGGAATTAAATAAGCAGTTAGAAACACAAATTAAAACGCAAAAGAAAGCGAATGAAGAAAGCGATATTGCAAGAGATTATCAGTTAAAAATGGCTAAGGCATCGGGTAAAAGTGCCGAAGAAATTAGAAAGTTATCAGTTGAATTAGCTAACCAAGAAGTTTCTCAAAAAATGGCAAACGCTCAAACATTAAGAGCAATCGCCATCGAAGCTATGCGAGTTGCAGGATTAGAAGATGCAACCGATGCCGAAAAGGAAACAGCAAAGAATGCGTTAAAAGCTTTTAACGATGCGAATAATGATTTAAAAGTAGCGGTTACAAATCGTAGAAAATTGCTTTTAGATAATAGAGTAGCAGAAAGACAAGAAGAAACTGATGCAGAAAATAAGAGAAAAGAGGATAGAAAAAAAGCAAGTGACGAGGCAAAAGATGCAGCAGTAAAAGCAAAAAAAGAAGAAATTGAAGCAGTTGAAAAAGCACGAAAAGAAACCGAAGAAAGATTAAAAAAAGAAGCAGAAGAATTTTTTGAAAAAGGAAAGCAATCTGAAATAGATGCGGCTAATTTAAAATTAGAACAAGAAAAAATCCTTGCTGATGGCATTGTTGAAATTAATAAAAATAGCGATGAAACAATCGCTTATAATAAAAAATTAATAGAAGATAAAGCGGCGGCTGACAAAAAAATACTTAGACAACAAGAAATAGATGCTACGTCGCAAATGTTAGGAATATTATCAGACATATTAGGCAGAAGCAGTAAAGCAGGAAAAGCAGTTGCTATTGCACAAGCTTTAATTAATACTTATCAAGGTATTACAGCGGGTGTTAAGTTAGGTTATCCCGCTGCAATTCCAGCAGTTGCAGCCGCTACAGTAACAGGATTTAAAGCAGTTAAACAAATAATAGCAACAAAAGTAGATGGAAGTGGAAGCGGTGGCGCACCATCAATAGGCAGTGGCGGTGGCGGTGCTGGAAGCGGAGGCGCACAAGCTCCATCGTTCAATGTTGTAGGTAATAGCGGTGTTAATCAAATCGCTCAAACATTAGGACAACCACAGCCACCAATACAAGCGGTTGTAGTAGCAAACAATGTAACCACAGCTCAAAGTGCAAATAGAAATATAGTACAGAATGCAAGTTTAGGATAAAAAAAACCCGCTACTATTGTTCACGGGTTTAGAGAAAGAGTAACACAATCCAAAGCCCCCTTTGAATTATTAAAGCAAATATAGAAATATTTTTTTAAATAAAAAAGGGCAAATAAAAAAAAGATTTCGTTTATAGGTTATGGAAAGTATCGATACTTATTTAGTAGAATTTAATCCCGATGAAAAAAGAGGGGTATTCGGCTATGCTTTAGTCGAAAAACCAGCCATTGAAACTGATGCAATTTACTTAAGTAAAGAAGATGAGTTAATACTTTTAAAAGAAACTGAAAAGGGATTATTGGTAACGCCTGTATTAATTCCAAATCAAAAAATTTTAAGAGTTGACCCTAAGACTGGCGAAAAGTATAATATACTTTTTCCAAAAGAAACAATCGAATTAGCACAAAGACAATTTCATATTAATGGAAATCAAAGTAAGTCTAATTTAGAACATACCGATATTAAACTCGAGGGGGTTACGGTTGTTGAAAGCTGGTTAAAAGAGTTTGATAATGACAAGTCAACAAACTACGGTTTTGATTTACCAATAGGCACTTGGTTTGTTACTATGAAAGTTGATAATGAAGAAGTGAAAGAAAAAATAAAAAGCGGTGCTATAAAAGGCATTTCTATTGAGGGCGAATTTAATATTAACACAAATAAAATGAGTAAAGAAAATGAATTTTTAAAATCACTCAAAGCACTTTTCACAAAAGAAGAAGTTGTTGAGTTGGCGGAAGAAACTCCAGCGGTTGTTGAAGAAACTCCAGCCGAAGTAGAAACTAAGTTAGCTTCTTTGGAAGTTGGCTCAACTGTTCCTGATGGAACTTTTAGCGCAGAAGATGGGACTGTATTTACAGTTACCGATGGTACTATTTCAGAAATTATTATGCCAGAAGCTCCAGAAGAGGAAAAAGTAGAAGTTGATATGGCTACGGAATTATCAAAGATTAAAGAAGAATTGAAATTATCTTTTGATGCACAAATCGAAGCTATCAAAAAAGAATTTCACGATAAGGAAGTTGCTACAATCGAGCTAAAAGCCGAAACAAAAGCAAAACCAAATTTTGAAATTAAAGAACCAAAAACATTTAGAGAGAAAATTTTTAACGAACTAATAAATAAATAAAAAAATGCCAACAACAGTATCAGTAACATCAAACTATGCAGGAAGAGACGCAGGTGGTTTTTTCCTAAAAACATTTAAACAAATCGGTGCTATCCAAAATGGAGCAGTTACCATTTATGATAATGTAAATTATGAACTATGGTTAAAAAAATTAGCCACAACAAATGGACGCAGAGCTTATACTTGCGGTCACACTCCAGGCGGTTCAATTACTTTAACCGAGAAACTTTTAGCTCCTAAAAAATTCAAAGATGATTGGGATATCTGTAAAGAAGATTTTAGAGCAGAATGGGGTGAATTGTCAATGGGTGCATCAGCTCACAATAGAACAATGAACAAAGAAATCTTAGATGCAATTATTGCTAATAAGTTAGCAAACAATGTAGAGGATTTTAATTCATTAATTTGGAGCGGAGACAGTACAACTACATCTCAATTTGATGGTTTCTTGAAATTATTCTTAGCCGATGACGATGTAATCGACGTTGATTTAGATACAGTAACGGAAGCTAACGTAGAAGCTCAAATCAAATTAGCTTTGGCTGCGGTGCCTATTGCTTTGAGAGGTAACAATAATTTGAAAGTATCAGTTTCTCCTGATATTGCTCAATTTTATAACTTCTTTTTAGCATCAAAAGGAATTGCAAACGGATTAGGTGGAAACGCAAACACTTCATTAGTGTTCGGTAACTATACTTTAGTAGTAGATTTAGGTTTACCAGCAAACACAATAGTAGTTGCAGACCCTAAAAATTTAGCTTTTGGAACAGGCGCAATGGCTGACCACAATACTATTGACGTAGTAGATGAAGATAGTATCGGTTTACTTACTGGTAAAGTAAGAGGAACAATGGTTTACAATGCTGGTGTACAGTACGCTTATGGTGCTGAAATCGTTTGGGCTCGTCCAATCGCTTAACCCTTTAAAAATATAAAATTATGGCTTGTGATTTAGCAAAAGGCAGAAAACTGCCATGTAAAGACCAAAAGGGCGGAATTAAAAATCTATACTTTGCAAACTACGATGCTTATGGTATCGTAGTTGCAAATGATGTAGTGACTGGCTTAGGAACTTTGGCAGACGTATTTAAGTGGGAATTGAAAGGCACAGCCAACACTTCCACTCAAACAATGACAGGGTCACGAGATAATGGTACTACATTTTTCAGCCAAGTTGTAGCGGGTACACTTCCACAATTAACACCAGAAGCTCAAAATGAATTGACGTTAATGGCTTATGGCAGACCGATAGTATTTGTTGAAGATTACAATGGTAACATTACTATTGTAGGATTAGAGAACGGAGCGGAGTTGACTGGTGGAACAGTTGTAACAGGTGGCGCAAGTGGTGACTTAACAGGATTTACAATCGAGTTAACAGCAGAAGAAAAAAGAGGCGCACCATTTTTAAACAGCGCAATGAAAACAGCTTTATATGCTTTAGTAGTTGATAGTTATGTAGGTGAGGTTTAAATTTAATATGTTTTGTTTTAAAAACACTCCAATCGGGGTGTTTTTTTTTGGCAAAAAATAAAAGATTTTCGTTATAAGAGTATGCAAGTGTTCAAACCATCAAACGAAAGTCATATTTTAAAGATAATTCCACGCTATAAAGTAGAGGAATGTACAGTAAATATACGCCACGAGCTTACCGATGTGCTTACAACACTCGAAAATAAAGCGGTTTTTTGCGAAAACGGGTACTCAATTATACCTTTTGACTACCAATTTAAAGAGGGTGGCTCATATCACATCGAAATAATAAGCGATATTCTAACTATTTGGAGAGGTAAAGCATACGCTACTAATGAAACAGACATCGAAAATTACAAATTACTATGAATAAAGTAGAAATATTTAAACTCGAAAGTTATGTCAGACCCGATATTGTAGAAAAATATGGTACTGATTGGGTGTTAAACGGACATAATAACGAGTTTTTTCAGTACATAATTGACCGATATAATGGAAGTCCAACAAACTCCGCTGTAATTGATGCGTATAGTCAAATGATTTACGGCTTAGGATTGAACATTCAAATCCCTTTACTTCCAAAAAAAGAAGTAAGACGCATTGTAAAGGATTTTGAAATGTTTGGTATGGCTTCATTTGAGGTTATGTACTTACAAAATACGCCTGTTAAAATAGTCCACGTACCCACTGAAAAAATAGCACCCGAAAAGGCAAATGATGAAGGTAACATTGTTAGATATTGGTATTGTTACGATTGGAATAAACAAAACACATATCCACCAAAACCAATGGATGCGTTTGGTTATGGCAAAGGCGCAAAAAGAAGCGAAATATTTGTTATCAAAGATTACCAAGTAGGGCAGTTCTATTTTTCAAACCCGAGCTATTTAAGTGCTTTGCCTTATGCAGAATTAGAAGAGGAAATAGCGAACTTTTGTATCAATTATGTAAAGAATAAATTTTCAGTAGGCACGATTATAAATGTAAACAATGGCATTCCTGAAAGTGAAGAAGAACGAGGCAAAATAAGCCGACAATATAAAAGTACTGCAACAGGAACAGATAACGCTGGAGCGGTTGTAATTGCTTTTAACGATAACAAAGAAAATGCAACAACCGTAGAGCAAATCCAAATAGTTGATGGTTATCAACAATACGAGTTTGTTTCTAAACACGCACAAGATAACATCTGTACTGCTCACAAATTAGTTAGCAAGTCAATGATAGGTATTTCAACGGGAAGCGGATTTAGTTCTACTGCCGAT